GCGCCCCAATTATTATCGGCCGCGGTCGGAGTATAATTTTCGACCCAGGTTGAGCCGCCGTCCGTTGAACTCCACAGGTGGCAACAATCGTCAAATATATGAACCGTCCAATTCCGCAAAACAACAGCGGGGAGCGTGCCGTAGAATGCAGCGTGCTCACCAAAAAAGGTGTGCGTGCCGTTGGATGCGGTGAACGTCGTCGTGGTCATTGCAGGTACATTATGCCGCCAGTTGTGGCTGATCCGTTAGGCTGCCATTGGAAAGCGTTGCCTGACGTAATGGTAAAATTAGAACCGTAATCCCAATACCCGAGCAATGGCTGATCGCTTGGGGTGGAGTCATAGAAAACTATATACCGGAATGGACCGATATCGCCGCCCGATGCCGTCCACGTAATCGCGGTTGCGTTTATTATTTCTTGATATGTGATTTTGCTAAAAGTAAAAGCAAGAGAGGCGCCGCCGGCCGTGTATCCACTACCCGCCGCTATCTCGGTGATGTCCGAGAATTTTGTGTTAGTTGATTCTGACGGCGCAGAATTTGTGAGCGCGATCTTGAACGTATCGTTCGTCCAATCTATTGCCTGGCCTGCCACTTGACCGGAAAGGTACGTGGTCGCTGAATAGAATTTCACATAGAGCGCCATTATCGTAACTCCTTGAGCGCAGCAAGCGCGGATTGAGCCTCTTGCGAGCCAGCGTTATGCACAAGATTACGAAGTGGCGTCGCTTGGCTCGCGACAATGTGTAATTGCGCCCTTAGCGCCTGCATTTTCGCGTGGTCGGCGCCTTTGAACGAAGCGGCAAGCGAATCCGCCTGCGTTTGCAGCGCGGTTAACCTGTCGTATGCCACCCCGATTGTCGCGTCTGCTTGAATGATGGCGACAAGGTTTGCCTTGTATTGGGCCTTTGCTTCATCAACTGTCATACTACCCCGCTCTGCACCAAATGATCGGTGCTAATTCTTCCTGATAGGCCAACTCGTTCACGCCGCCGGCCGTTAGATGCTTCGCCGCTTCGTTAAGGTGCGGCGCCGAGTAGCGGCCGGAAAATACGTCGGTGACGAACTCCATGACTCGGCGGCGGTACTTCTGCACAAATACGAGACTGAGGCCGGTGCGGCGCGGCTCGATATTCGCGCAGCCGTATTTTGTGACGCGCTTGGCGCGGATTGATGTGGGTGTGATCGGCTCGCCGTTCGACGATGCCTGTATCATCCACTCGCCGCCGAGCGTGCCGCAAATCAGGTCGTTATGGTCGGGCTCGATCCAGAACATTTCATTCGCGTCGCGGCCTTCGAGAATGTAGGAAAGCCCGCTTGCATCCGTCACCGTGCCGTCGGTAAGCGTCGGGGCGAAGCCAAGCACGCCGTTCTTGTCGAAGCCCTGAGATTCCGTCGTGTCGAAACGGTTTTTGATCGAGCCGGCGAACCAGAACCGCCCCTCGTAGAACGTCCCGCAAGACGGGTAATAGGTCGTCTCGGAATAGACCCCCAGGCGCCACAAGGTCGACGCGGTTGGAGTCGTTGCCCCGTTGTAAAGTGGAATGTCCTCGCCGCGGATCTGTACCTTGACCGATGTGGAACTAAGATAGGCGCTGATGGTGCCCCACGTCCATTTTTGATAACCGACGACCGGCACCCAGGTCAGGCCGGTGTCCGACGAGAAGTCGGCAACTCCAAGCAGCGGGTCGACGTTTGTGTTTGCGACGCCCGCGCGGTAAGCCTGATCGTCGCGCGTAACGAAATCATCCTTTGCATACGCCGTCGTCTTGTCCCACTCGGGCGGCGTCATGTAGATACGGATATGACGGCCCACGTCGGTCGCCTGGAACCCGACATACGTTGCGCTCGGGTCGAGGAATGCGCCGGTAACGGCAACGCCGTTGTCTACCGTTTCCCAATAGGTCGGCGCGCTTACGGGGTCTTGGTTCAGATTGTTTTCCAGCAGCGACTTATAGGAAACGCCACTCTTTGAAACATAGTCGGCTATGCCGTATGTCTTTGTCGCGGACCATGCGGAGAATGCGACCGTAACAGTGACCTCGCCGGTTTCTGCCGAAGCGGTAAGCTCGCTGTCTGGAACATTGTCCAAGTACGGGCCGTCGTGACGGATTGCCGGGAATAGGCTCGCGTCGGCCGTGCCGGCGGTGGTGCCTGGCGTGATCGTCAGAACCTGCGGCGCGACCGTGCGTTGCAGGATAAGCGCGATGTCCTGATTGCGAATGATGCGAATATCAGCCCAAGAGTCGTTGATGTACGGCGTCGTCAGGCGCAGCACGCGCTTGGCCTTGATCGTGGCGCCGGCCGGAACTGATAGCGTCGAGCCATCGATATTGGCGGCGCTGATGGAGTCTTGCAGCGAGAACGTCGTCGTCGTCAGTTTGGTTACATGAAGAATGCGCTGGCGCAACGGGAGCGCGCCCGACGGGTGAGCGTTGTCGAATGTCAAAACTATTTCATCATCAGTCGCCCACGTGACGGCAGACGCGAGCGTTATGACGGAAGGATTCGCCGTTGATATGTCGGTGACGGTCTGTTCGCCGTCAGTCGTGTAGATCAACTCATGGCCCTGATAGAAGCGCACGAACCCGTTGGTAAACTCAAGTTGGTATGGTTCGTCGGCCGAAAATTCCACGGCATACAAGCGCCCATTCATGTTGTTGTACGTGGGGGCCTTGAGGCGCGTTCCCGGCCGACGAACCCATGTGCCTTCCTCGATCGGAAGGCTGTTGCGGCACGCATTCATCGCAATGCGATAATGCGGAATCTCGGCGCGGCCCTGATAGAACGGCGACCACTCGCCACCCAGGAACGAGGTTTGCTGATACGTCGCGAGCGGCATGGCTACGCCCGCGTGCTGAGGTAATCGTCCAGCGGAGACTCTACGGAATCCAACTCGATACCGTTCACCATTGCCGCTTCCGACATGAACTTTTTATATGCAAGCTCGATCTTGTTCAGCGCCGCTTCCGACGCCTCTTTAATGACCGGCTTGCCGTCCGGCCCGATTGATTGCACGTTCGGGGATACCGACCGGAATACGCTGATGGCCATGCGCGCGGCGAGCCCTTCGCAGAACATGGAATCCATCGTGGTCACGTCGCGAATGTCAGCGACAAAGCGCAGCACGATCGGGCCGCTATCGTTGCTCAGAATGTGATCTTCCTCGAAGAGCCAATCGCTGTAATTCACGTTGCCGGGGGCGCCGAGATAGGACACGGAACCGCGCTTCGGAGCCTGCGGCGCGGCGCGCAGCCACCCATGCGGCAGCGGGAATATGTTGAGAAGCGTGCTCGACGTGTAGGCCGGGTCGTAGGCGTTCGGCGTCAGCGTCGGAGGCGTCGCCGTCGTGCCGTTGAGCGCGGCCCAATTAGCCGTTGGCGGCGTGTCGGAATTGTTGTTGGCGATCGACAAGTAGAACGTGCCGACGCCGGTATAAACGATGTCGCCCGCGGCATAGGTCTGCGTCGCGTCGTGCAGCGGGCCGATCACAGGGCCGAAATAGTTTTCCCATTGGTCGCTCGACCGCGACGGCGTGTTGCCGGTGTTGCTGTCGACCTTCGAGATCCAATAGGTGTTGGCGAAACCGTTGTCGAAGGTGACTACCTGCCCGGTCGAATAGGTGGTGCCGGAAGCATAGGCCGGAGGCGTCCAAAGCAGGCTTGTGGAGTCCATCGCGCGCAAGACCGCGTGCCGGATCGAGAAACGCCAGATATTTTTTCGCAGTTCCGCCTGCCGCAGCTTGTGGTAGCAGAACTGAGTTTCGGCGGCGGCGCGCGAGTTGTCGCCAAACGACGCTATGCGCGGAGCACCGCAATACTGCAAAGCCCTGTTAGCGATGTCCTCGGGGAAGTTGAAACCCTCTCCGGCCGGCAGCGGCCCGACCTCGATGCTGTTTGCCTGTTCCGCCTCGGAAATGAAGCGGTCGTATTCCATCGAGATTGTGCCGACCTTGGAATTTTGCGGCGCCTGCCCTTTTTGGTCCTCCGCCGGCTTCGGCGCAAACGTTTCCTGTATGGAAAGCGCGACGCGGGCCGCCAAAGCCTCGCAAAACATGGCATCCATGAGCGAAACGTCGGTAATGTCGGCAATGAACCGCAATATGATCGGCTGAGTTTCGCGCGTAACGATGAATTGGCCTTCTATTCTCCAATCGCCGTAAAGCAGGCTTGCCGCCGTGGCCGTGCGCGGCTCCTGGTACGTGTTTTTCAGCCAGCCGTAGGGAAGCGGGTACACATTCAGCGTCGACAATTCGCTGACCGGGCCGGTTTTCATAGGGAATAGTATCGACGCCGCTACATTGGTGCCGGTTTGCGCTACCCACTTGGTCGCGTCCGTCCCCGGTGTCACGTTCGTAGAGCCGGCGATGGCGTAGTAGATGATGCTGCTGTATACTACGAGATCGCCGGTCAGGTACGTTGTCGTGGAGGCCCATACGTCGGCGTACAGCGGGCCGTAATAATTCTCCCAGGCAGCGGTCGACGTGCCGGGCCGCGTGCCGAGGTTGGAGCCGGTCTTTGAAATCCAGTAGCGCTGCGCGAAACCGTCGTCGAACGCGACGATCGCGCCGAGATCGTAGGTTGTGCCGGCCGCGTATGTCGGCGGCGTCCACAGAACGGTCGTCGACGAAATCGGCCGCATGACCGCGCGGCGGATTGCGAAGCGCCAATCGCGGGCGCGTAGCTCGGCCTGCCGCAGTTTGTTGTAGCTGAAACGTACTTCGTGCGCGGCGCGCGTGTTCTCGCTGAATGACGAGATTTGCGGAGCGCCGCAATGCTGTAGCGCGCGGTTTGCTATGTCCTCGGGATACTGGAACCCGTCGCCGGTCGGGAGCGAGCCAACTTCTATCGCGTTCGTGCCGGTGGCAACGTCGATGAAATGCTCATACTCGGCGCCGATCTGCTTTATCTTTTCGACCGATTGCGTGAGGCTTTCGCAAATCGACATGGAGATCCGCGCGGCAAACGCCTCGCAAAACATCGGGTCCATGCGCGGTACGTTGGACATATCCTCGACAAAGCGCAGGATGATAAGCTGAGACTCGCGCGTGACGATGTATCTGTTCTCGATACGCCAATCGCCGTATAGCAAGTTGCTAAACCGAGAATTGCGCGGCTCCTGCGGAGCGTTGGCGAGCCATCCGTTCGGAAGCGGGTAGACGTTCAACGTGCTTTCCACGTTGACCGGGCCGGAGCCGAGCGGGTAGAGCACGACGGCCGTTGCGATCGTGCCGCCCTGCGCCGTCCACGTCGCCGTCGTGGCAACCGCCACGTTCGTAGACCCCTGGATTGCCAGGTAGACAACGCCGGTATCCACAACCAAGTCGCCGGTCACGTAGGCCGTCGCGGAATCCCACGTATCCGCGTAGAGCGGCCCGCAATAGGACTCCCAATAGGCGGGCGACGACGTTGGGGTGTTGCCTAGATTGCTGCCTTGCAGGGAAATCCACAGCCGCGAGCCGGCGCCGTCGTCATAGGAAACGACAGACCCGACGCTGTACGACGTGCCACTTGCGTATGCCGGCGGTGTCCACTGTTGCGATGTGGCGGAAAGCGGGCGCAGGGGGGATCGCCTGATGGCAAACAGCCAAGGGCTCGCGCGCAATTCCGCGCGGCGCACGCTGTCGTAACAGGCGATTATTTCCTTGGCGTTCTTGGTGGCGTCGGTAAGCGCGGTAATCCGGCCCGTCGGCGGAACACCGCAAAGTTGCAGCGCACGGTTGGCGATGTCGACCGCGGTATTAAAGGCCATGCGACAGGCTTACCTTGTCGGGGCCGCGCAGCAACGCACCCTTATTCCATTGGGATGCGGTTGATCTCTATGTAGATCGCGGTCGAAGTCGCTACCGTGATGCGATAGGTGCCGTAAGGCAGATAGACCGTCGCGTAGCCGTTCGCGGTGAAGTCGGTCCCGCTCGACACCGAGAGGTAGGTTGTGCCGTCAGCCGCAAGCCGCTGCAACTTGGCGGAACCTGCCGACCACGTAGCCACAGCGGTCGCACCATATAGACCCCCGAGCAGCGTAAAGTCCGAGGTAGTGGCGCTGATGTTCGAGAACGATTTTCCGTCGCCCGTGTGCATTAACGCACCGCGGCGAAGTCGTCGAGCAGCAACGCGGCGACGCCGCCCTCGGCCTCGATCATGTTCACGATAGCCTCAAGGATGAACTTCACGTCCTCGCGGTCGAGGCTCTTGGTGTCGTCGATGCGAACTTCCACGTCGGTCGAGCCGCTTGCCGCCCCGATGGTGAAGTCGGAAGCGGTAAAGCCCTGCTGCCCGCGGTTAAGACCGATATATAGGTTTGCCATTCACTTCTCCTATTCGGCCAAGCCGCCGTATCCGCCCTCGACCGCAGCGAGAACCGCTTTCAAGGCCGCGCGCAGTTGATTGCGTTTGGTGAACGTGGCGCCGTCCCACAACACGGTCAGGTCGCCGTTGATCGCGGCGGTGAGCGCCGTGTAGTCGGTGTTGAGCGTGTTGACGTGCGCCTGGGTCGGGCTCACGCCGTCGGCAACGAGAGTCGCCACGTCGGTCGTGACGGTCGCGAAGTCGGGGACCGAGCCGCCCTTGACGGCGACCGAATAACGGCCGTCGCCAAGGGATTGCCCGAGGGTGATGTTTACAGCGGCAAGGGCCATTTTCTACTGCCCTAGACGTAGTATACCTTGATCCCCATAGCCGCGCCGGTCGTGACGGCGGTAGTATGGCAGACCGCCACGATGTCGAAGAAGCCGCCGGGATCTGAGGTCAGCGCGAGCGCGTCCCACAGTTCCTTTGACCGCTTCGCGAGGGTGTAGTTCCCACTCTCATTTGTCACGTCGGTCGGCGTTACGGCCGCGGCGCAATCAATGTCACTGGCGAAGAACGAGTCGCCCGTGGTCGGCACGATGACGCCCTGCTTCGACGCCGCGGTGCCGTCGGTCGTGCTGGTGCTGTAATAGACGGACAGGTTGAACTTGCCTGCCGTCATGGCGCCGGCCTCGAAGAATATCTGCTTGACGATCGCGTTCGAGGGAACGCGCACAAGCTGATAGGTCGATCCGGTTGCAGCACCGGTGGTCGGCGTGATGTAGTCGTCGACGACCTTGAGGTTTCCGGGGGCGCCCTTGCCGGCGTTGTTGTGGACGACGGGATCGGCGTCGAGGTTTGTGACGGAGGTAGATTTCAGTGCTTCGGTCATTGTGCTCTCCTACCTTACGGCGTCACGTCGGCTGCGGCCGAGGTATCGGCACAGTCCACTTCGAGCAGACGGCCGGGCTCAAGTCGGGTCGCGCCCGAGGACATTTTGGTGTAGACCTGCCACGGCTGGCTGGACAGCCACACCGCCTGGTCGATGCGGGTCTGCATTTCCTGCCACATGCCGAGGTAGAGGCCGGACTTCACGAACACGATGTTCTTGCGGACGTTCGCGCTGGAGCTAAGGCGCTCCGAATACACGAAATCCATTCCGTAGAACCGTGTGATCTTGCCGTCGGTGAGAACCGGACGGTCGTTGAAGTCGGTCGACACGACCTGGGCCTGAGCCATCAGATCGCTCTCGCCCTGGGAGTTAGTGACCCAGGTGATTTGCTCGGCGTCGACATCGACCTCTGCCTTGCGGAACATGCGCTTGGCTTCGCGGATCTTGGCGACCGTCAGGCCGGACGAGGTAGCGCCCGAACCGAAGGTGTTCAAAATCTGCCAGCTTGACGTGTCGAAAGTCTCGTTGGTGAGGCTCGAAGCGTCGCCGCCGATCTTTGCCGTGCCGAAGGCCGCGGCGATCAGGCGGTCGTCGTACTCGCGGTTGGCGGCGTAGGCCGATTGCGTCGAATACTGCGACTTCGGGTCGACGATCGTTTTCAATTCGTCGAAGGTGTCGATCACAAGGGGGATTTCCTTGTCGACCGGCTCAACCCAACGACGGGTAAACGTCGGCTGTTGGTAGTTCAAGAGGGCGAATCGGCCGGCTGGCGCCTTGGCCTGCACGGGGCCGATGTATTGAATCGGAGAAGCCATGTTGCCCTTGTGAGAGCCTTCTTGCACACGGCCGCGCAGCTTCGAGCCCTGCTGCTGCAACTTGGCGAGCAACAGAGTTGAGAATTGCTGCGTATAAAGGTCGATAAGTCCGTCGGACATAGCGATAACCCCTGATGAGGATTGCGAACGATCCGGCTTGTCCGCCTTCTGGCGGGGCCACCAAACCTTTCGGCCTTATCCTTGCGGGGGCCGCCTAAGAATCAGCGATCTTGTCCTGACGGGGATCGCGTTGTGAAAGATGCACGAACGCGCTCGGGAAGCAACGCACCCTACTTTTTACGCATGGCGGACAGACGCAAACCAAGCCTTGCACGCGCGCCGGACTTTCCGGAGTCGTGCATGTGCTTTTCCATGTAGGCATGAGTCGACATACCGGCGCGGGCGGCAGCTTTCTTTTCCGCGCCAGGATGCTTGATCGCTCCTGCAATCCAGTGTTTTGCTGCCATCATGCCGCCCTTTCGTGGTAGCCGATCTTGAAGCGAATCACGTCCTCAAGCTCGCGCATGGCGCGCGGGTCTGCGTTGAGCAGCCGCTTCTGGAACTCGGCGTCGCGCTTGATTTCCTCATGCCGCGCGATGGCCTGTTCTTGCGACATGATTCCCTGATTGGGTGAACGGCCGGAGGCGTCGACGTAGCCCGGCTCCTGATTCATCATGCCGACCTTGAGAAAACTAGTAATCAGTTTCGGGTACGACGGATGGTCCTTGAGCGCGTTGATGTCGTCCTGGGTGAGTCCGAACGCCTCGGCGCCCTTGGCCGCGATGGCGCTGTTGCGATCGAAATTCGGACCCCAATCGGTCTTGAGCGCGGCTTGCGCGCGCTGCCAGGCGGCCTCGCGCTCAGTCTGCTCGGCCTTGTCGGCCTCTTGCATGAAATTTACGACTTCTTGAGCAAAGGCCGAGGCAGCAGCCGCGGGTATGTTTTTGGAGAACGCCGTGTTCCGGATCCTCTCGGCAAACCCATCGTCCAGAGCAGTTCCGTCCGCAAACTTCACAGCGGACAAGTCGTAGCCGCTCGACTCTTTCGGGACTCCTAACCGGCTCCAAACGTTTTTCCATGCCGCTTCGTCCGTCGCGTCTTTCGGCAACCGCAATAGCTGGTCGGGCGGCACGCCAATGAATTTCTGCGCTTCGCGGTGAGCCTTGAGCGCGCTGGTAGCAAGCTCGGCCGGGTCGTCGAGTTTCCATCCGGCATTTTGCGCGTGGCCGATCAGTTCGGCGTCGAGCTTGCCTTGGTGCCAGGGCGGACTAGGCGGCGCAGGAGGCGTACCGGCAGCGTTCGGGTCAGGTGTCACAACAGGGTCAGCCATTCGGTGTTTCCTCTTGTATCGCCCAGGCAAACGTGTCGAAGTAATCGTCGGTCCCGCCGATGTAGTAGGCGTAGGCCCGAGCCCAGGGCGCGTTGCAGTTAAGGTGAAGTTTGTCGGCTATCTGGTCGCGGGTCATTCCCATGCCGAGCCAGCGCATACGGCGCGCGAGCGTCTTGGTCCGCACGCCCTTATGCCGCCCAAACGCCTTGAGATCGCGCAGGGCAAAATCGACGGCTTCCTCGAACAACATCCCGGCGATTTGTTTAGCCATCCAAAGTCTCTTTAGGCCCGCCAAATAACTGATAAAGCTCATGCTCGGTTAGTTTCAGGTGATTCTGAATACGCAACCAGACCTCGCGGCGTCCCTCCAAGATCAGCGTTCTATCCCGGTCGACCGGCTGCCCTCTCTCGGCAACGACGCATGTTTCGCGGGCGCGGCAGAACTTCACCAGATCGGCCAGCACTTCCTTGCCGGCCGGAGAGCCGAAGGCGAGGCAATAGGCCCGGCTGCGCGTGCGCAGGAACGCCAGAACACGGTCGCTCAACCCACTCACTACGGCATACCCTGGTCAGTTGGCATCGGCGTGTTCTGCGGCTGCTGCATCATGCCGGCGGCGTATTGCTTGGCTTCCGCCGATTTCATCGCGGCGATGTTCGGCATGGCCTTGAGTTGCATTTCCGCCTGCTGCGCCTTCGCGCGGGACTCGCGCTTCGCCTGAATCTCCTTGTCCGAAGCCGTCCAGCGTACCGGCGAGCCCTGGATGCCGGCGATTTCCGGCATGGCGCGATCGAGGTTCGCCCAATCGAGCGCCGACGGGTCTTGCGTGATGTTGATAAGCTCCTTGGAAAACTCCACCGTGCGGAAAAAGCCAGACACGTCGGACATGCGCTGCGCCCGCGACAACTCGCTGGTGTAGACAACCTGGTATTCGCCCTTTGCCTCGGTCAGCAGCGGCGGCGGCGGTTCGAGCAGTTTTTGCGACGACAGCAGGTCAAGCTCGCGGTCGATCAGCGGGCCGAGGTATTCGGATTGCTGGCGGCCGATGGTCGGGGCCAACAGGATGCCCTTCTGGTTCATGATCTCGATTACCTGCGTCGCGGTCATCTGCGGCAGGTCTTTGAGGTTCAGCGCCAACTGGAACAGGTTGGTCAGAAATGCGTCCTCGATCAGACGCACTTCCATGTCCATCATCTTCTCGTTGATCTGCACGTTGCCGGTCGGCAGCACGCCGATCAGCGGCTTGCCGTCGATCGACATGCCGCCCTTGTTGATGGCGCCGGGCCGGAGCGAGATACCCACCACACCGTCGTCGGTCGTGAGCAGCACGGGATCGGCGGCGCGGTGGCCTTGTTTCAGGAACGTGGTCTTTTGCGCGTTGAGGGTCTTGAGCGACGGCAGCACCATCATGGCCGGCGAGCGGCCGTAGACTTCCTGCGGGGCCTGGTCGTAGCGCGAGCAGGCTATCGGCAGCATCCGGTAGCCGCCTTCCTCAAGCAGTTTGCGGCCCTCGACCGCGACGTAGAACGACGCGAACGGCTTGCCGCGGGCGCCGATACGTCCGTGCTCGTAATCCTCGCGCGGGCAGACGTGGTGCAGAATGTCGAAAAGGTGCATGTCGCCCTTTTCGAGCGCGGCCTTCATCCCGTCGGGGATCTTGTCGCCCCATTTCTGGTATGCCTGCCGGGCGTTCATGCGGAACCAGCGAATGAACCCGTCGACGAGCCCCTGATGGTTCTCGCGCAAGAACAGTTCACCGAGCGGAACGCCCTTGTAGCGCAGCCCGCGATGTCCGTGGATCGGGTCGTACAGTTCGTCGATGAACATTCCGGCGGTGCCGAACGCGCCGAGGCCGCGGAAGTTGTAGTAGTTCTGCGCCGCGAAATTCGACATCGGGTCGTAGCGGTACTTGAACAGCCGGCGCGTCGTGTCCTCGAACCACAACCGCACGTCGCGGTCTTTCATCAGGTAGGGGTCGGTCGCCTCAAGCTGGTGCCACATAGAATTACGCGGCGTCAGCAGGGAGTCGCAGATGGCGGCGAACTTGTGCAGCGCCGATTGCCCCGTCGCGTCGACCTGATACTGCGTCTTTTTCATGCCGGGAAAATTGAACGTCCCGTACATGAACGTGTTTGATTGCTCGGGCCAGATCAGCCTGGCGACCTCCTCCCATTGCAGCGCGAACACGTTGCGCCACGTCGTCATCGCGTTGAAGTCGCGCAGCGTTTCCGCGACGATTCTTTCCTCGCGGTCGGACATGCGCGGCTGGTTGTCGTCAGACATTGGCTTGCCCGTTCAGGCGCTGCTTGTTTTCTACTTCCTGCGGATTTTGCCGGTAATCCACTGAAATCCAGTTTTGAACGGCCGCAAACAGGTCGATGCGGTCCGCGTCAGAAAGCTTGATCCTGTCCGCAAGCCGCCTGAAATCCGACTCCAGATCGCTAAGACTTTCGTAGAGAACATAGTTGCCCTCCATCCTGTGACCATCATTGGTAATAACATCGGCGCAAATAGTTCCGTCCCGCATGATGCGGCCACCCGACGCGACGAACGGCGTCGTGATGTTCGAAAATCCCGGCCACACCAATTCGAACAATGCACGCAACCGCGTTGTCTCGTCGCCCCAATACCGCGACACCACCGACATCGCGACGTGTCCTAGCCGGTCTTTCGCGGCGAGAAGCACCTGCGCCTCCCACATTCCGCGGTGAATCAGCATCGGAGATTTCGGCATATCGACGCTATTTTGGATTCCGCTGCATCATGTCGCTCAATTCCTTGGCGTGCCTCCGCATCATGTCGTCGCGTTCCGACGAATGCCTCGTAAGCATGTCGGGCAACGCCTCGGTGAAAGGCACACGATCAGACCCATCTGATGCTGATTTATTTATTCCGAGGTCTAAGCCGGCCATCTAATCTGTCCTTTATGCACTTGGGAAAAACCCGAACAGGTCGAGGGACTTGTCGAGGCCGCGGCCGGGCAGCGCCATGCGCAACATGCGCTTGCGTCTTTCCTCGTCCTCCATGTCCTTCAACTGCTTGGCGATAAGATCGCCCTGGCCCGTATTCAGCCCAAGGTCCAAGCCGGAAACGGAATTATTCATCGGCGCAAAATGCTCTGAGGCAAAATAGCCAGCAACGCACCCACTAATGCAGGTCGAAGTCCACGCCGTCGGCCATCACGACTTCGCCGCGGCCCTTGGGGTCGTTCAACGGACCTAGCGGTACCTGCTTGGCAAACCGCTTCATCATCACGCCTATGCGCGTCGCGGACAAAACGTCGTCGCGTTCCTTCACGATCACGCCGTCCTTGCGGTGGTAAAGGCGAAATTCCTCCCACCATTCGGTCAGGTGGCTCGCCACCTTGAACCGCCCCGTTTCCATGCGGTCCTGCATTTCCGCGATGCCGGCCTCGGTGGAGAAGCCGCCGTCCGGCCACGTCGCGTGTTGCGGCAATGTCTTGAGCCCCTGCGCCTTGTAGAGCGAGATCATGGTGTCGCCGGTATTGCGGTCGCCGCGCACGTTGCCGTCGTGCGGCCACGCCACCGGCACGGCGCCGCCCACGGTTTTCATCGGCACGGAATGCTGCAAAGGAAGGGTGTCGGCCATCCGTATGACGTGGTGAACGTGGATCGTGTCGCTATCCCGGTCGATCAGCAGCAGCGCCGCCGCGAAAGGATGCCCTATGCCGAAGTCCACGCCCCACACCTTGAACCAATGCGGGGGCACGTTCTGTATCGCCGGCTCCGAAATCGCTTCCTCCGTCACCTGGAAGATGCGCCCCGAGCCGAGCATCGGCACACCCTTGGCGCGCGCCTCGCGTTCGTGTGCCGGGTAGCCCGCTATGATCTTCTGCCGCTCCGACGGCGCGATGTGCAACGCATCGTCGATCGTCATCGACACAAGCTCGCGGTCCTCGGTCTTTTCCTGAATGAACCGCGCGACGACGTGCGAAATGCCTTTCAGCGGGGTGAACGTCATAAACACCATGCCGCCGGTCGCCGTGATGCGGGTCAGACCTTCCGAGTAGATTTCGAGCGCAGGCTCCTCGTCGTACCAGACGAAATCCAGCGTCTCGCCCTGGAACTTCGCCCGCCCCTGCTCGTAGGACTTGAAGCGCAGAATCGAGATGCCGCCGGTCTTGTGCTTAACTTGGATTGTGTCGTAGGCGTCCGTGACGCCGCGGGCGAGGCTCGGCTTGTCCACGAACAGGTCGCGCGGGATCAGGCCCGACCCGAACTCAAGCTCGACACCCGGCGGCCCGCACAGTTTGGCCTGCTGCACGTCGCGCACCACGGTCGAAGTCTCGCCGGCCGCCCATGCCTTCACCGGCCTGTCCCATTTGCGGCCTTTCCAGTTCGGCGGGTAGTTGCCGGTCAGGTGGCAGGCCGCCTCGAAGGCCCCGGCCTGCGATTTGCCGACCTGGTTCGCGGCCATCAGCAGCCGCTCGCGCTTGGACGCCCCCAGGTCGAAAAAATCCTTCTGCTTGGGGTAAGCCTCGAAATAGGCCCAACGGTTGAACTTGCGTTCTTGCGCGACCCATTCCAGCGCCCGGCGGCGTTCCTCCTGGGTAAGGGGCGGTCCGGTATATGTGGATTTCCCCATCGCCGGCGCTTTAATTATCTTCACCCTTAACCTCCACGTACTCGCCCTCGATCACCGGCGCCGCCGCCCGGTCAGGGGCTTGTTCATTCCAACACAACGCGCCTAACTATGGCACATTTGTGCGTGGTCTTATCTTTAGGAAATCTCGGGTGGTCCGGTAAAACAACATCAAATTCATCCCACTTTACCGCACTAGAGATATTTTCCTCAATAACCCGCGCCAAAGCCTTAGCCATCCTCTCTAGTGTTTCATTCGGCCATGACTTTGGGTCATTGGTGAACAGATCGTTTTGAAAATCAACGCATTCAAATTCTCTAGGTTTCATTGGCTTTAACCTCGACGTACTCCCCCTCTATCACCGGTGCTGCCGCCCGGTTGACACCGATCAGTTTTTCCTTGTCCACCCCGACCTCGGCCGCGAGCCGGGCCGCGAGCTCCACCAACACCGCCGGCTGCTTGTGCTCGACCGTGACCTTGTGTTCGCTCTGCGCCGGTATGCCGCCGCGGTTGAACAGCATTTCGCAGGCCCGCAGCCGGTCTTTCGGCTCAAGCGACGTGTCCATCGCGATCGAGATAGCCACCGGGGTCGCCACCAGCGACGCCGCCGTGACGATCATCCTCTTGCTGACTTCCAGCATCGCCGCCTGGATGCTCGCGTCCTTGGACAGAACCGAGCCCGTGATCTTGCAGCGGCTCATGTGGTCGGAGTAGCCGGCCCTGCGCGCGGCCTCCGCGTTGTTCTGGATGCCGTCGCGGGCCAATTCGACCGACGCCTCGACAAACTTCCTCTGGCGCGGAGTGAGCGCCAGCATGGCCGGTCCTAATTCGCCTTCCTCGGCGTCCATCCCGTTACTCATTACGGAATTTGGCCACTAAGCAACGCACTAAGCAGGCAGGAGGGAAGTTTTGAAGAAAGCCGCGTGAGAGAGGGCTAACGTAAATTATTACACACGCTCGCGTTCCTGGGGGCACCCGGCACCCACCCCCGGTCTTTTTGGACTGCCGATTGAATATCAACCTGCAAAATCAACAGCTTGCGCGATTGCTTGTTAATGAGCGGTTAACTTGCGCCCGCATTGCGTGGTGTGGTGACATGGTGCAATGCGGCTGTTAGCTCGCTGCCCCTTGCACCGCCTACCCTTCCAATTACTCCGCTTGCTATCTGTTGCGCTGCCTCAGTGCTTCGCGCTTTCGCGCTCGCATATCAAATTGATATGACATCCCGTCGCATTGAGTACGACGCGCCGTCCTATGGACTGGCGAGTAAGCCGACGAATAGCGCGATTGCCCATATTGCCATCGCGATGCCTAAGATCCAATGGGCGTACCGATTGACTAGCGATGCGAGCAAGAACCAATCATCCATCGCGATGCCTCAAAATGAATAGCCGGCCGAAGGAGCGACCATTCGACCGGCTAACCACTGGCGCGCCTCAAAGGGCATTCAGTACCGCGCGCGAGTACGCGCCGAGTCGAATTGCCTGTCAAGCCCTAGTGGCTAACCCATTGTTTCGTGCTATGTATAGAGATAGGTCAGCATTGCTGACGTAATACTATTACATGTACCACAATGCGGTACACTTGAATAAATGCCTGTACGATATGACAATATGACGTAACAATTCGTTACTTGCATTGATATGACGTTATGACGTATGGACGCACATTGCAGCGTTGGCGCGCTGCCTAACAGCGAGGGAAGCAAATGACAGTCCTAATCAATCGTGATCCGTTTGCGCGGCAGGAATTACACCGGCGCAATGAATACAATCTTTCGCGCACCTGCGATTGGTGCGGCAATGTTCGCGCGACTCGAGGCGGCCGCAAATATCTGTACGTTTATGAAACGCAACCCGATGCCGGCCGCACGCATGAACATGCCGGCCGATTTTGCTGCAAATCCTGCCACGACTCTTATCATTCCTGAATCGCAGCGTATGCGCCTTGCCTTGTGCTCGGTGCATACTCGGCAATTCAGCCGCACGGTATGGCGCCGTGACCTAACAGCGAGGAATCCAATGAATCACATCGAATTAAACCCGCGCGATCCTGCTATCGCGCATATCGTCAAAGCCACGTTTCCAGACTATCGCAAGCGCAAAGTCTATTTGCGCGCGGCCGAGAATGTCACGCTCTATGATCTAAACTGGTCAGGCGGGACTCGCGCTGAATATCGAACCTGTACGTTAGACGGCCGTGGCATCGGCAATACCAGCGCATACAGCCAGCTTGCGCCGTGGAATAATTACGCGGAAGGCAAGACTCTCCCGATACCGCAAGGATTCGCGGTAGTGCGCGGCGGCCATTTTTGCGGCAAGGCGGCGACTCTTGCGATCATGGTAAATCCGGCCGATATGCCGAAATATATCGCGAAACAATGAAAGGCCGAAACGGCGCGCAATGCGCCGTCGCAGCGTAATGCGCTGCCTGATGATGGCCATCAGTAACCCAACAGCGAGGAATCCCATGACAGACCAAGACCGAATCGCGGAATTGCACGCGCTCGCAATCGAGGCGCGGCGCAATATGACTCCGGCCGAAATAGACGCGGCCGCAAACCATGCGCGCTTGATCATGGAATGCCGCGCCGAGATGCAAAAGTCTAGCGCGCCTGCACGGGTCGCGTCATGACTCCCGCCTTCCACTCAATCGGCGCAATTCTACTGATCTGCACCCCGTTGCTGATCGGCGCGCTAATCCGATTCCACGATAGCTTATAGGTGACGCTATGGCATTCTATACCCTACAAGTAAGTAACCATACCGGCGCCGGCTCGCGAATCCCGTCGCAAGATGCTTCCGAGTCGTGGCGTACAGTTTACGATGGCGAAATATGCACCGCGCAAGATGCACGCGCGGCCGTTGAACAGCTTGCTAAATTTTATCGCCATGCGCGCGCTTTTCGTGGTGGCGGTACGCTTGGCAAATTCTGGTATGCGGTGTTGAGGTAGCGCCATGTTCCAGCTTACCATCAAAACTGAAAACGCCGCATTCGATGAACTCGATGGCTGGCAAGGCGAAGTCTCGCGGATCTTGCGTGAACTCGCCCATACCATCGCGCAAGATACGACTCCGGCCGATACTCGGGCCGGCGGTAGCGTTATGGATTTGAACGGAAACAAGGTCGGCGTATGGAGTCTGAAATGAAAATAGAATTTTACCATGTTTCGGCCGATGGAATGCGGCGACTCGATGTCGCGAATCCATTGGCGCAAGATCAAGCCGAAATCGCTCGCCGTAAGGCGGCCGCGCCATTGCGCCCAACTAAGCCACAAGCCGCGCCAGATTGCGGCTTGTTTTCGGATGATGCTGCACAGGTGGATCTGTGCGACTTAATCAATGGGAGTCGAAAATGAATCGCGATGCAAGGTTAATGATCGATCAGCTTATATCGGCCGGCATAATCCGGGACGATGCCGAGTCATTGCGGCGAATCGCAATGACGTTTCATGCCTGGGATGAAGCAGAATGCGGCAATTCTGATGATGTAAAGTCTTGGGGAATTGAGCGCGACGAAACGACCGGAATCCCATATCAAGTTATTCGCGTTCATAAAGAAAATAAGGCGCGGCGCTATCGGATTCCAGACCGCGAGCGCGGTGCCGAAAAACGCCTAAAGAAAATCATGGCGCGCTATCCCGGCTTTATCGCGTATCATCAACCTGACTGCCGCGGCGCCGCGCTCTATATCTTGCGGCCGTCCGACATATTGCCGGACCAGCCGATTGACTCCTACTACTCGCGCGGAATCGCGGTGTTTAAGTAGCGCCATCATAGCGCGGCCGGTATTGGCGTATCGGCCGCGCCTAATCCAGCGAGGGTGTTATGGCCTATACCGATGAATACAATTTTCAAGACCGCATGGCCGCTGGCAAACAAGCCGCGCTTGATCGCCGCAATAAAGGCTTGCCCGATGGCAGGCCGGCGGCCGGCTGGAAACGCAAAAAGTATGAACCGGAAGACTCCGAGATCAATCGAGTCTATTCGGATCTCTCCTACGTGCAACGCCAGCTTGCCGAGGCGCAAAACGAAATCGCGCGGTTGCGTGGTGGCGCGGCCGATAATGACCTGGACTCATTTGGCGCGGAATTTGACCGGCTATTTGGTGGCGGCGCAGTTGGCGCTGCGCCGCCTGCCATGCCCGACTCGCCATCGCCAGCGAGGAAACGGGGAGCCAATAGCATGACAAAAGAGCAATACCTGCAATCGCTCACAAAGTTAAGACTTAAACCAGCCGCCCGTGAAACGGCCCGCCTATTGGGCAAGACTGTGCGGCATTGTCAACGCTATGCAAAGGGCTCGGCCGTACCGGAAACCGTCGCTATGCTGATCCGTCACTATCTTGAGCATGGCCTGCCCGACGAGTCCTGACTTTGCCCCACCGCGCTAAACCGCCTAGCCTAGCAATTCTCCGCCGATTCGCGGCTGATAATTTTTGCGCCCTGGCTCTGCCGCCTGCTGAGGTAAACCTTTCCATGAGTATAGGCAACACTCTGGAAATAAGAGCGTTTCCGATTGGAGCTTGCCTGCTAGCATTATAATCCGGCCGCATGCGTTTTTCCCAACGCTCGCCCATGCGGTTCGCCGCTTCGGTATCCTCGACGGCCACCAGCTTGACGGCGAGAGCTTGCAGCATCAGGCCCAGGCTGACCGGCCCCAGGGCCTTGCGTCTTAGACTCCCCAAGACCTTGCCGGTGTAGCCTGACGGAAGCCCGCTTATTCGCTCTAGCGTGGCGTGGCTTATGTCAAGCTCGTTCAATCGAGCGCGCAACACGGCTATCAGGCCATCGTAGTCTATGATTTCCCCCAATTTGCGCTCGCCGCTCATGCTCGGCGCCGGTCTAGTGCGCTGCGGCCCGGCAGCGGATCGCCGCATAAGGCCGCGGTCAATTGCCGGTCCGCGCCATAGGCCGCATCCCGTTCGGCTATCACATGATCCGGGGGCCGTCCTAGAATACATTGGCCCGCCGAATTGCGTGTTATGCGCCGCGCCCGCTTGTGAAGGCCGCCGCCGTTTCGGAGCAGCCATTGCTGGTATTTTTCTTGCCCGCGGGCCTTCCGCATTTCGCGGTATAGCGGATCGAGCACGTACCTAGTCCGTCCTTTGGACACCCCTAGCCGGCAATCTATCGCCGTCCACGATAGGCCCTCTGCCAGCAATTCCTGGGCCAGTGCGTGTTGTTCGGGGCTTAGATCCATTGGCATTGCGTTGCCTCGCTATATTGCGCCTCGCGGCGCGGTATGTATGGGAAGTCCGCGGCGTGCGCGCGCTCATTTAATCACCCGTAGGCCGCTCTTCGACTCAATTGGCGCTGGATTCATGGCCTCTTCGAGCGTTAGCGCGCCCACTAGGGCTTCTAGCTCTTCGACCGCCTGCCGCAATGGCTCTATGATTTTCTGGCAGACCTTCCGCAGCACGGCCGGCGCGGGCGCCCAGGTGTAATCGTGATCGCCGGCCTCGCCGCGATTCCACAGCTTGACCGCCTCGACTATTGCGAACGGTGGAATATCCCCGAGCGCGTCAAGGTAAGCCTCGGCGCGAGCTTTGCCGGTGCGCTCGCTGGCATTCGGCATCGGATAGGCCAGCAACATTTGCGCCACGATCGCGAGCCGGGCCTTGTTGTCGCCGCCGCCGAGCTCGGCAGCCAGCAATATCATCAGACCTTCCGCGGCGTGGCGGTCCTCAGAACTCAACGTCATCCCGCCCGGAAGATATTTGCGCGGCGCCATCCCCGGCCATTGGACTGTCCCGAGCAAGATCCTCCGCAACCGCTTTAATTCCG